TTGTATTTACTCACCCTTAAATAGGATTTACCATGAAAAAACTGACCAAAGACATGATGGGCTACGGCAACAGCGCAAAGATGGCTGGCAACCCCGTTCCTGATATGAAATCAAACGGCAGCGTCAAAAACAACATCCCTGATGCCATGAGCAACAAGATGGGCAAAGACGAGAAGTTTGAAGGCGGCAAGCGTGAAGGCTCTTGCTATACTCACGACCGCAAGTCTTATCAGTAAAGCGAAACGCCCTTAGACGGACAATCTAGGGGCGCTTCTAACCAAGCAATAAAAGAGGTATTGAATGGCTGAGTCACATTCTAATTGTGGAAACTGCCGATTCTTCAAGAATCAGCAAATCATGGGCATTTGTCGTTTTAGCCCACAAATACAAAACAAGCATCACACCGATTGGTGCGGTCAGCATCAGCCGTTACAAGCCGAGATTGTTAAACTGCCTGTTTACGACATAATGACTGACCAAATGACGGAAGTCACAGCGCCCCGCAAGCCTGGGAGACCAAAGAAATGCTAACTCCATTGCGTGATCGTGTTGTGGTTAAGCCACAAGTGCGAAACTTATCCGACATTATTTTTGTAAATAACAAAGAGCCTTTTAACGAAGGAACTATTGTGGCAATTGGCCCAAAGGTTTACGATGTCAAAGTGGGCGACTTCATTAAGTACGGGAATGGCGATTATCTCAATTGGCCTACCCAAAAGATTGATGGTCAGGATTACCAAATCATTCAAGAAGCCGACATTTGTGCGGTTGTGGAGGAATAAATGGCTACTTCAAAAGGGCTTTACGCCAACATCCATGCAAAGCAAGAGCGCATCAAGGCTGAGAAAGCCGCTGGCAAGCCTGTAGAGCGCATGAGACAGCCAGGCGCAAAGGGCGCACCCACAGCCGATGCTTTTAAACAATCTGCAAAGACTGCGAAGAAGAAATAATCATGGCAAAGCACGACAAGCCAATTCCGCACAAGACCACAGGCAAGGGCAAAACCTATAACCCAACAGAAAAGGGTGCGGGGATGACAGCCAAGGGTCGTGCCGAATACAATGCTAAAAATGGCTCTAATTTAAAGCCACCCGCCCCAAATCCAAAAACTAAAGCAGACGCTGGTCGTAAGGCTAGTTTTTGCGCTAGGATGGAAGGGGTAGTTAAAAACGCCAAAGGCCCAGCAGAACGGGCTAAGGCATCCCTCAAAAACTGGAACTGTTAAAGGAACATTATGTCAAACTCAGTAGCAATAGGCGTAGCCTACTCTGATCCCGAATTTACAACTTGCTATGCAAGCGCAGAAATCGGCTATTCAACAGCCGCACAAGGCACTGTGACTCAAGCAACAGACAAGTCAACAGGGGTAACTCTGAACAAGTCTGCTGGTCGCATCACAATGAACAATGCGGCCTTAGCTGGCGCTACTGCTGTGTCATTTATCTTGACCAATAGCTTAATTTCAGCTAATGACACAATGATTGTGAATATTGGAAGCAATACCACTGGTAGCGCTCTTGGTGCTTACACCACTTACGTTTCATATCTGGCTGCTGGCTCTGCTTTAATCACATTGCGTAATTTGACTGCATCAACTTCTTACTCTGAAGCTGTTGTGATTAACTTTGCCATCATTCATGGTCAATAATGAACTCTGAAGTAGTTAGCAAGCGTTTGGAAGAACTCCAAGCACAAGCAAAACAACAAGAGGCGGTCTTGATTCAGCTTTCAGGAGCTATTCAAGATTGCCATTACTGGTTGGCTGAATTAAGCAAGGAGAAGGCAAATGCCGCTGATAGCATCAATGACCCCCAAGGCGCTTAAAGCCAACATTAAGCAAGAAATCGAATCAGGCAAACCACCCAAGCAAGCGGTGGCAATTGCCTATTCGGTAAAGCGTGAAGCCGAGAAAAAAGCCAAACAAAAGCCTAAAAAGTGAAAATTACTCAAAAGAAAGTCACAGAGCTAATTCCTTATGTAAAAAACAGCCGCACACATTCTGACGAACAAATCGCACAGATAGCGGCAAGCATTAAAGAGTTTGGCTGGACTAACCCAATCCTGGTTGATGGATCAAACGGCATCATTGCGGGGCATGGTCGCCTCATGGCTGCTCGTAAGTTGGGCTTCAAAGAGGTTCCCACTATTGAACTGGCAGATTTAACTGAAACCCAAAAGAAGGCTTACATCATTGCCGACAACCGCCTGGCACTTAATGCAGGGTGGGACAATGAAATGCTGACCATAGAGTTGAATGACTTGCTGGCAGATGGGTTTGCGCTAGAAATATTGGGCTTTGACACCAAAGAATTAAACGCACTGCTAGAGCCTGAAGTGGTGGAAGGGCTGACAGACGAAGATGCCGTTCCCGAAGTGCCTGATGAGCCTAAGACCAAAATGGGCGACATTTACCAACTTGGCAATCACCGCTTGATGTGCGGTGATTCGACAAGCATTGATGCTGTGGATAACTTGATGCAAGGCACATATCCAGATTTGATCCACACAGATCCGCCTTATGGCATGAATGCTGTAAGCAAATCGTCAGTATTAAAAAAGAATTACAAAACTGACATTCTTGGCGATGACACACCTGATGTGGCAAAGGATGCTTTCAATTTGATTTACGGCTTATATCCCGAAGCCAAACACATTTGGTGGGGTGCAAATTATTATTGTTCTGCATTGCCAGACAGTGAATGTTGGCTTGTTTGGGATAAAAACAATGGCCAATCAGATCAAACAGATTGTGAACTGGCTTGGGCAAATTTTCGAAGCGTAGTGCGGCAGTTTACCAAAGCCTCAGAAAAGACCAACCGAGTACATCCAACGCAAAAGCCTGTTGCGTTGATGGAATGGATAATTAAACGATTCAAACTTTCCGCAAATACTATTGCTGATTACTTTGGTGGTTCTGGGAGTACATTGATTGCTGCCGAAAAACATGGGATTCAAGCATTTATCATGGAGTTTGACCCAAAATTTTGCGATGTCATAGTAAGGCGATGGGAAGATTTCACAGGCAAGAAAGCCGTTTTATTGACAAAAACGGAGGAAACTGCCTAAAATTTAGGCAAATTCCCCTTTATAAAATGAATCACGAGCATATTCCCACTGATGAGAGTAAAAGGCTGGTTGAATCCAGTTCGGGATTAGGCTTGCCGCACGAATCTATTGCCGTGTTGGTTGGTATTGATGACAAGACCCTCCGCAAGTATTACCGCCATGAACTAGACATGGGCAAAGCCAAGGCAAATGGGCAGATTGCCAAGACGCTATTTCAGAAGGCTACCGCAGGGGATACGACAAGCCTGATTTGGTGGACTAAAAGCCAAATGCGTTGGTCTGAAACTGTCAAAGCCGAGGTTACAGGCGCAGATGGTGAGCCACTACAGGGCATCCAAGTCACCTTTGTAAAACCAAATGAGTGAAGTTCAAGACGCTATTGCAAGGGCAGAATTCCCTGTAAAGCTGGAAGGACTGTTCAAGAAAAGCCGTTACAAAGTTGCTTATGGCGGCAGGGGTGGTGCTAAGTCTTGGGGCATCGCAAGGGCGCTTTTAATTCTTGGCGCTAAAAGCCCGATGCGTATTCTTTGCGCTAGGGAGTTCATGACCTCCATGCGGGATTCGGTGCATAAGCTATTAAGCGACCAGATCGAAAGCCTGGGGCTGCTTGGCTTTTATGAAATTACGCAAGCCAGCATCCGAGGCAAGAACGGCACAGAGTTCAGCTTTGTCGGTCTAAAAAACAATATTGCTAATGTCAAGTCTTATGAAGGCGTGGACATTTGTTGGGTGGAGGAAGCCCAAACAGTGAGCCGCCTTAGTTGGAATATTCTGATTCCAACCATCCGAAAGCAAGACTCTGAGATATGGATCAGCTTCAACCCTGAGTTAGAGACAGACGAGACTTACCAGAGGTTTGTGGCAAACCCGCCCGCAGACTGCATCACAATGAAGGTGAATTGGTACGATAACCCTTGGTTTCCCGAAACGCTGAAACTTGAAAAAGATTCCCTCAAGGTAAGGGATGAGGAATCCTACAACCAAGTCTGGGAAGGCTTATGCCGACAAACTGTGGATGGGGCAATCTTTGCCAAGGAAATGCAACAGGCCGAGAAAGATGGGCGCATCTGCCGTGTTCCTTATGACGCTACAAAGCCTGTACACGCAGTCTTTGACCTTGGATGGTCAGACAGCACCGCCATCTGGTTCTTGCAGTTTGTGGGCATGGAAACCCGCCTCATTCGATACATTGAGGACAGCCAAAAGACTATTTCATATTACCTGGCAACCATGCAGACCTTTGGTTATGTCTATGACACCATCTGGTTACCCCATGACGCTGAAAATAAGACCTTGGCGGCAGCAGGGCGCACCATTGACGACATCGTAAGAGCCGCAGGGTTTAAGACGCAGATCATGCCAAGAGTGCCGATTCTCGATTCAATCAATGCGGCAAGGACAATATTCCCGACTTGTTACTTTGACAGAGAACACACAGCAGATGGCTTGGCTTGTCTGAGACACTACAGATATGAGGTTGACCCTGATACAGGCCAGTTCAGCAGAAACCCACTGCATGATCACTACTCACACGGGGCTGATGCATTTAGATACATTGCCCTTATGATCAAAGAACCCGCCAAACGAAAAAAATCAGCACAAATTGCTAATGTTGGCAGTTGGATGAGCTAGTGAGATAATAACGCACGAAATAAAGGGCTGAAT